GGTGTGGTCGATGTTGTATTCCGGCGATGGAACCCGACGATCAATCAAGCGATGCAGCATTTCAAAGGCAAGCTGCACCCAGACTATGAGCGAGCGTTCAAATCTAAAGAGGGCGAGAGGAAGATCAAGATCCTCCATGCTCAAGTTCCTGTTCGATTGTTCTCAGACAAGAAATTAAAAAGAGCTTACGGCTCGTGCTACATCGACGTAGAGAAGAAGGTGATGATCGAGCAAGTGGATCTGCCGAACAAGATCTACGTCACACCTCGGTTCGCAACTGTCTCTGGATCACCCTGGGGCTATTCCCCTGCCGTGATGACTGCGTTACCTGACGCGAGACTCATGCAGGCGATGACATGGACATTGTTAGAGGCTGGTGAGCGATCTGCTCGACCGCCACTGATTGCCGTAGAGAACGCGATTCGATCAGACCTCAACCTGATGTCAGATGGCGTGACATGGGTTGATGAAGAATACGACGAGCGCCTCGGTGAGGTGTTAAGGCCGCTGACCACTGATCGTGGTGGGTTACCTATCGCGTTTGCACAAAAGGAAGAGATCAGGGAGAGCATCCGTCAGTGTTTATATTTGGCTAACATGTCCCTACCGATTGGTGAACAGATGACAGCGTTCGAGGTTCGAGAGCGTGTTAAAGAGTTCATCCGCAAGAACAAGCCGCTCTTTGATCCTGTCGAAGATGAATACAACGCTGACCTCTGCGAGACTACGTTTGCAACGATGATGCACAATGGGATGTTTGGTGATGTCAATCAATTCCCTGACAGCATCAAGAACAATGAGATCAAGTTCAAGTTCATCTCGCCGTTGCAGGAAGCTGAAGATGAAGGTCGCGCTCAGCAGTTCCAAATTGCAATAGATCTGACTAGGCAGGCGATGGAGATTGACGAGACTGCGATGGCAAACTTCGATGTCGATGTTGCATTACGAGATTCGATCTCTGGATCTGGCGCACCCCAGAACTGGATAAGACGAGAGGACGAGGTTGGTGAGACCAAACAGATGATGCAACAGAAGAAAGCTCAGATGGAAGCGGCGGCATTGATGAAGGAGTCTGCTGAAGTTCGAGCGATGGGTGATCAGGCGGCGTAGTGGCGGCGGTAATCAAACTACGGTCTGTTAAAGGCACCAAGACTCGCGTTGCTGAATATCACCAGTATCATAAAGATCCTGATAGCGTACCGGGGCTTGACGCACATGAAATTGCTGCACTCAAAGCAGTTTATCAAGGAAAAGGGTCTGAACATCAACAGCGTCTAGCATTGAATGTAATCGTTTCCAAGTTTTGTTTACGTTATGAGTCGCCGTATGGCCCACACACAGAATTCAGATCTGGCAGACAGTTCGTTGGACAGATCATAGAAGAATTCCTGGGTTTGCAGTACGGTTTAATGGTTAAAGAGGAAGACAAAGATGGCTGAAGCAGCAGTAGTTGAAGAGACAGCAGATGAGGTTCAGGAACCCGTAGCGGAACCCGTAGCGGAGCCTGTTGAAGAAGTAACCGAACAGGAGCCTGTACATGTAGAGCCTACTGCCGAAGAAGTTCATGCACCTGAAGAAGAGGTTAAGGAGGAGGAACCTGAAGCGCCATCGAAGTCGATGATCGATTCTATCCTTGAAGAACCTGAAAAGTGGCGTGACGCTGTCAGCCAGGGTGACGAGAAGCTCAAGCGAGCGACCGAACGATACGCATCATTTGACGACTATGTTAAGGCAGGCTGGGAGGCCAGGAGAGCCGCGACATCGAAGTCTGATGTCAAGATGCCAGACGACAAATCAACTCCAGAGCAGTGGGCTGAGTGGAGAGCCGACAGGGACATCCCGACCGAGCCTGGGGAGTATGCGCTCAATACAAAGTACAAACTGGACGAGGCGGATGCGCCCTTCGTTCAGACGATGGCTGAGATCGGTCACAGGAACCACATGTCCAATGCCGTGATGTCGGAGATGGCTAATGCGCTGAAGGAGGCGCAGAACCTAGCGTATGAAGACCGCAGGATCGTGGACATGCAGGATGAGCAGACGTTCAATAACAGCATGAGGGAGAAGTGGGGGCCGGACACCAAAACAAACCTGAATCAGGTTGATGTTCTGCTGGATCGAATGCCGGAAGAATACAAAGAGAAGATGTTTGATCATGCTCGATTGCCGAACGGCGAGCTTCTGAAGAACAACGTGATATTCAATGAATGGATGTGTGGCGTTTCCAGGGATGCCAATCCAGGCATCACGATCCTGCCGAACAATGACAACCCATTAGTGGATATCGGAGGCCGGATTAAGGAGATCGAAGGGATGATGCGTGACGACAGTGCGGCATATTACAAGGATGAAGCCATCCAGAAGGAACTTCGAGAGCTATACACCGCAGAAGAATCCCTTAAGAAGAGGGGTTGAAGCAGTAACAAACATGCGTTAATTTTCACACAATCTGCAATAGCAGACGTTTCTTATCCGAGGCACAGATTTAGAAACGAACGGCACCTTCACAGGTCACCCCGCTCGATCAGCACAATCTGCATCCCCAGACGATTAGATTTTTATTTAATTTAATTGAAAGGTAAACCAAAATGGCTGAAACAGCATATCAACGACAGTACCGCCAGGAGGCGATTGCCGCGTTTGAAAAACAGCAATCACTACTGCGACACACTGTCACAACAGAGCATCAGACTAAAGGGAACGAATGTATTTTCTTAGTCGCCGGATCGGGGAGCGCAACAGCCGTAACTCGCGGCGTGAATGGAGACATTCCAACTCGTCCTGATGACCTGACGCAGAACACCTGCACCTTGGCAGAATGGCATGACATTCCAGAAAGAACAAACTGGAACATCTTCGCCAGCCAATCTGACGGTCGTTCTATCATGCAGCGCACCAGTATGGCAGTGGTCAATCGGAAGATCGATGAACTGATCAACACCCAATTGGCTACAGCGACTGTGACCTGGGGAGCAGCGGCAGTGCCGACACTCACCTTGGTAACGACTGCTAAGACTAAACTGGGTAACGCATTTGCCGATGACACCGGCAACGATTTGTTTGCACAGATCACTCCTGCGTTCCACGGTTATCTGATGGGCTTAAACCAGTTCACCTCGTCTGATTACATTCAGATGAAACCTTTTGAGGGCGTTAGCACTAGCAAAGCTTTTAATTGGTACGGTGTCAATTGGATCGTCAACCCGACACTGCCTGGAGTCGGCACCGCAAGTGCCACATGCTTCATGTACAACAAGAACGCGATTGGTCACGCAGCCAACGTAGAAAACATGAACACTCATGTTGGCTACGATGAGAAGAATGACAAGTCGTGGGTGCGTTGCTCCATGTTCATGGGTTCCAAGCTGTTGCAGAATTCTGGTGTAGTCAAGATGCTCGCTAATGATTCAGCACTGTCTTAATAGAGGAACTTAACTATGGCATATGCAACTAGCAATCCTCCTCGCCTAGTCTCACAATCGGTTGGTTCTAACGGTGGTGACATCTGGGTTTACAAGGATGGTGATGCAGTATCAACGGTAACTGCCGTTAACTACGTCACGAATGCTGCGGATCTGGCGCTGAAGTCTGGGGATCGTGTTATTCACATCGACACGACTCTGGGTACAACAACAGACCTGACGGCTAACTCCCATCGTACTTCCGGTACGGCTAGTGGTGCTCTTTGCTCCGCTATCGAACCGCTCACTGAAACTAGCATTGCGCTACAAAGTGAGGGAACTGGTACGTTCCTGATCGATGACATCGTCACGTTTGACAATGACCCTGATGGAACTGAGTACCGAATCACCACTGGTGATGCGGACATCTCGGGCGGCGGTACATTGGTGATTGTCAATATCTCTGGCGGAACTGGCCTTGCAAAGGCTACCGCTGTGGGTACTGGCATCAACATCAAGAGCGGTGTTATCAATCTGTCTGCGGACATGTCTGGTGGAAACACTCAGTCTAGTTCTGCCGCTACGCGACTTATCCGAGAGGATGAGAGTGGTGCGACCTTCACCTTTGATTCTGCTGCGGGACAGGTATTTACCTTACCGTCTGCAAGGGTCGGGCTGAAGTACAACTTTATTGTGACGGTCGATCTGACCAGCAACGCCTATTCTGTTGTGACCTCTACCGCAACTGCGGGAGACTTTTTTGTGGGTCATGTCTCATGTGGCGTTGAGACTGAGGCTACGGCGGAAGACTTTTTCGCGAACGGAAGCACTCACCTTGGTATATCAATGAACAAAACCACTACAGGGGGTCTCATTGGGACGCACCTTGAGGTGGAAGCGATCAGTGGTGTGCTGTGGAAGATCACGGGTGTCTCCAGTTGTACCGCAACTCCAGCAACACCGTTTACAACTTAATAGAGGTAATTAGATGGCTTACTCGACAAGCAACCCACCCAGACTTGCTCTCCCGTCTGTTGGCACGAACTCACCCAACGTATGGGTGTATACGTCAACCGATGCTGCGACAGTGGTTCGTGTGGATGCGTATTTTTCCGATGGCGATGACTTAGGTATGAAGGTAGGAGATGTTGTTATTCAATCTTCATCAGATGCCTCGGTTGGTCACATCTACCTTGTCAATTCTGTGGCATCAGGTGGAGCGGCTGACCTTTCGGATGGTCAAGCTATCGACGCAACAGACTCTGATTAATTTTAGGGTCAGGCTCGGGGGGCTTCACGGCCCCTCGGGTTTACTTTTATCTACGGAGTGAGCATGGCAACAAAACCTAAAGCAGTAGCAGTAACGAAACCCAAAGAAAAGATATCGCCGCTAACACGAGATGCCTTTGGTTTGTGGCAGCACAAGCGACAGACCCACAACGCATACATCCCACACGGCGTGACATTTGAAGAGACCCTCGACCCGTTTTTCTGGTCATTTGTTGCGACCTCGATCAGGGATAATGATCGTATTGAGATGGTTGCCGAAGATGGCACATGGATGGCGACCTGTCATGTCAAGCTGGCAACTACCAGGACAGTTTCGCTAGAGAAATTAAACTATATAGAATTCGATTCCACGCAACAGGTTTATGCGGTGGATGATTGGCTGGTCAAATGGAATGGCCCGAGCCACAAGTGGGTCTATATCGATCCCACTGGAGAGATTGTAGAGAAGGGATATTCATCTGAAGCTGACGCGATGAAGGCTTTGACACTGTACCGGCGTAAAATTGCAGCCTGATGGCTACCAAGCTGGCGGTCTACAATGATGCGCTTCAGTTAGTTGGAGAACGAAAGCTATCTGCGATAGACGAGGCCACACCGGCTCGATACAAGGTTGATACTGCGTGGGACTCAGGTCTTCTTGAAGACACATTAGCCGACACCGATTGGTCTTGGGCGCGGGTCACGGTTGAGATTGACTACGACACCGCTGTAAGCGTCGAGTTCGGGCATCAATACGCGCAGGAACTTCCAGGCGACATGGCGCGGATTTCCGGTGTCTATAGTGATGAAGCCTGCTCTGCTCCGCTGGAGGATTATCACTACGAGGATGGGTATATCTACTCAGAGATTCAAACTCTCTATCTTCAGTATGTTCCCAATAGTCCATCTCTCTCGTCATGGCCCCCATCCTTCGCTCGACACATGGCTGGTCGTCTGGCTGAAGCGATTGCACCCGACCTCAAGAACGGATCTCGTAATGAGGAACTGGAGAGGAAGGTAAAGCAGCGAGGCCGCAAGGCGAGGGGCGATGATGCCATGCTGAACCCCTCAAAGAAGATCCCTGCTGGCAACTGGACACAGTCAAGATATCGCGGCAGAAGTGGTCGTCGCGGCTATAACGGAAGACCGTGAGCCGACTGAATGCACTCTTTAATAAATTCAACAGGGGTGAAGTGTCACCCCTTGCTTTTGCACGGACTGATTTTGATGTAATCGATACCGCTGAGTTAATGGAGAACTGGGTTCCCATGCGGCTTGGCCCGATGACATACAGACCTGGGCTGGAGTACTTGAATACAGTTCCTGGCGAGACATATCTTGTCCCGTTTGTATTCGGAATAGATGACAAAGCAATCCTAGAGTTCACAGATGAGCTTTTAAGGGTGTGGGTTGATGACACTCCTGTCACCAGAGTAAGTGTAACGTCTTCGATTTTAAATGGTACGTTCGATTCAGACTTAACAAGTTGGACGGCTGCTGATGAAGGCGGTGACGCTGTTTCGGCATGGGAGAACGGAACGATGAAGCTGACGGGCGATGGCGAGGCTGCCGCAATACGCTATCAGTTGATGACAAACGAAACCGCTGCCCAGAACGCCCTGCGTTTTACTATTCTTGATGCTTCCGTTGAACTAACGCTGGGATACGCATTTGACCAACCAGATATTTATAATGGGTTGCTTAGTCCTGGCATACATTCTCTGGCGTTCACGCCAACGTCAAGTGTATACATCACATTAAAGAACCGTGAAAAATTTGCTGCCAGGGTAGACTCTGTTGCTGTCGAGTCTTCTGGCGTGATGACGATCCCGCACGACATACCCGAAGCGTCCTTGTCCCTAATCAGGCCGGTGCAGTCTGCGGACGTTGTTTTTGTTGCGTGTGAGGGCTACGAGCCTTTTGTTATTGAGCGCAGGGCTGATAATTCGTGGAGTGTTGCAGAATATCTATCCTACGATGGGCCGTATGATTTGATCAACACCACAAAGACAACCCTGGCACCCGCAGCCCTGTCAGGAGACACAACGATAACAGCTTCATCCCCGCTGTTCACTTCTGATAGAAATCTAAACTCTTTAATCCGGCTTGACTCTGTCGGTCAGACGGTCACCCAAACTCTCTCGGGCGAGAGCCAGCAAACAGAAGCAATACGAGTATCCGGTATAGATAACGGCAGGAAGTTTGCAATAGAGATCACCGGCACATGGGTAGCAACGATCACTCTACAAAGATCTGCCGGGGGTGTTGGTGCGTGGGTGGACGTTGAAGACTACACTTCAAACCAAAGTAAAAACTATGATGATGGTTTCGATAATGCGATCATGTATTACCGTCTTGCGATCAAGGCCGGTGATTACACATCAGGCAGTGCCGTTTCAACACTGACCTATTCAGCCGGTTCTATCACTGGCTATGCCAAGGTCACGCTTGTTAGTTCTTCGACAAGCGTCAACGTGAAAGTTTACAAGGATTTTGGCGGCACTGATGCCTCTCTGAACTGGTATTTTGGTTCTTGGTCAGAATCTACGGGGTTCCCTTCGGCAGCCGACATGTTCGAGGGGCGATTATGGTATGCCGGAAAGAACAAGGTATGGGGTTCTGTCTCTGACAACTATTACAGCTACGATTCAACGATTGAGGGTGCCTCTCGGTCGATCACCAGAACGATAGGTTTCGGCGCTGTTGATGTGATCAACTGGATCTTCGCGGCGACAAGAATGTGTCTCGGGACAGCGGGAACTGAAGTAGCCGTGAGATCGACATCATTCAACGAACCGTTAACGTCTACCACCGCGAACTTGAAACGTGTGGACACGCAAGGATCTGCCAAGAAGGACATTGCAGAGATTGGTAGACATGGATTTTATGTTCAACATGCCGGGACTCGTGTGCTTGAATTGATCACAGATTCTGACCAAGCGGAGTACGCATTCTACGATTTGATGACCGCGCATCCTGAGATCGGTAACGCTGGGATCAAGAGGGTCGTAGCTCAACACCAGCCTGAACTGAGGGTACATGCCATTCTGGATGATGGCACTGTGATTGTGAATCTACAGGAACGCGCAGAAGAGTTGCGGTCGTGGTATCGGTTGACATTTGACGGCTTGGTTGAGGACGCATGTGTGATCAAGGGAGCGACCATAGAGGACGATGTCTACTATGTGATCAACAGATCCGGCGTTAGAACTTTAGAAAAGTTTTCACAGATCGCGGAATGCCGTGGTGGAACTACGTCATGTCATTTCGATTCATTCGCAACATACACCTCTCCCGGCGCAAGCGTAAGCACCCACATTGCTGACGGGACGACTGTTGGGATCTGGGCTGATGGTCAGGACAGGGGTACGGCAACGGTTGCTGCTTCGGCTGTAACGCTACCGGCCTCTACATATACAAGTGTAGTCGTAGGGATTCCATATGTGGCGGACTACAAGTCTCCGAAGTTGGGATTTGCTGGCAGCCAAGGGACGACTATTGGGATGATGAAACGTGTTGTACATGTCGGAATTATCGGAAAGTGGATGGCTCCCGATGCGCTGTCATATGGCAAGGACTTCACGACCATGTACAACTTGCCTGACATAGAGGATGGAACTGCTGTAGACCAGACGGTCACACAAACGAATTACGACGAGCCGACCATACCCTTTGACGGTGAGTGGGATACGGATGCGCGGGTATGTCTGAGAGCTACCGGCCCAACCACCTTGCTCGCATCGATCTACACCATCGAGCTTACGGAGAAGACATGATTATAGATATGCGAGAGTCCGATGCGATTTATGTTTGCAGGAATATTAGCAATGGTCATTTAACGGAGTGGTCTAATATGCATATTCTTGGTGAAGAACATAACTTCAA